CGGCGCGACCAGTTGGCCATTGTTTAGGCCCCGTGTACGGTCACAGTACACTAGCATTTATACTTTGCTAAAGTATCAATCTTAAGGTCCTACAGTAGGTGGATCAACTTTGAACATTCGTGGTAATCCAGTCCAAAAATAGACTTGAAAATCTTCACCAATACTACAATAAGTATCGAATGAACCAGGTTGATTGGATGAACTTGATATTCTCCACCTAAATGAAGGATCAAAAGGGGTAAAGCTAGATTGACGAGCATCTTTACCCGGTGAAAACCTGTATCTTGAGTAATATGGAATCTCGACTTCAAGTGTGGGATTGACAGACTGTTGAGTGTAAGCAAGTCCATCCCATGATGCAACACCACCATCTCCTTCTTCTAATATCAAAGGAGTGATAATGTTTTTCAAACCATTAACATCTTGATCTCCATATGAAGAAATTGCAGAATCAGTCGCTTCTTGCGTTCCAGTAGGCCACAATCTATGTGCGTAAATTGTAGCTGTGGCAATGTTAGATGTGTTATTCGGAACAATTTTCCATCGAATACTACCTCTATGCCCTGAAAATGCATATCTCACCCAATGTAACAAGTTGGTTGGTACATAATTATACCCGTTTGCACCTTGAGCATCAGGAGAATACCCTTGTAACTTTGGAAAATAACATCTAATGTAAGATGAAATCCGTTGGCCATTAGTATACTCTAAAGACTCATGCAACATAGCTCTTTTCAACAAAGGCCGAAACGATGCAATTGATTCTCCTGCAAACACTTTGTTTACATCTGTCAACACTTGCTCGTTCGTACCCATTCGCTCTACATTTGTCGAAAATGGAGCATTGTCATTTTCTGATGCTATGGCATTTGGTGCTTCCTCTACTCCAGACTGAGGCTCTATTCCACTCTGTGCTGTTGCTTGATCAAAATAAGCCAGGCCAACAATTTCACTAGAAGTTGGAACAAAAACCTCAAAATCGTCCCCTGCAGAAACAAAAACATTTATTTCTATATCATTATCTATCTCACTATTAGGAACAGTGAGTTCATTCAGAACAGAAACAAATATAAATCCATTTCCAGGGTTAAAAGTCAAAGGAGTTCCACTCGTGGAGAACATAGATGTATCAGTGTCTCCAAGAGAATGCTGGAAATTTTCCATTAACGCGGTTGTTTGTGCAGGTCCAACTTCAATTGTAACATCTCGGTCTTTAGATATATCCACTATACGCTGATAATTGACATTGTATTCGGGACTGGATGGAACTGTAGAAGGATCAAATCCTATTCTCAATCGTCCTTTATGAAAAGACGAAGAAACAAT